TGTTATAAATGGGGGTAAAAAAATGGAAACCAGAATTGAAACCATTACACCGGAAAGGGCAAAGGAATATCTGGAACTGAATACAACAAAAAACCGGGGGCTGATTGCCAATCATGTGCGGCTGTTGGCGCGGGAAATGCGGGCCGGGAACTGGCAGTTAAACGGCGAATCCATCAAATTTTCGAGGATGCAGCGGGCCGGGCGGGTGCTGGTGGATGGCCAGCACCGGTTGCGGGCCATCATTGTAGCAAACACCCCCATTACCACCATGGTGATTGATGACGTGCCCGCCAAAACCTTCTTAACCCTGGATACCGGCAAAAATCGTTCTGGCAAGCACACCCTGGAAATCATGGGGGAAAAAAACGCCACCCTGTTATCAGCGGCGCTGCGGTGCCTGTTTCACTACAAAACTCATAAAACCATTTTTCGCCAGTTCGCGGTGACCAATTCCGACCTGGTGAACACCTTGCAGGACCACCCGGATATTAAAAAACACCTGTATGCCGGGCCAAAGGTCAACCGGCTGGCGCCTGGCGGCTTTGCCGTGTTCCTTTCTTATGCGCTGTCATTTCACCACAAGGATGCGGCCACCGATTTTTTTTACCACGTCAGCACCGGCGCCAATCTGGATACGACATCACCTATTATTCACTACCGCAATTTTGTTTTTGATTACCAATTGCGCAAGCTGCGGCGGCCGCGCAACAAAAAACACGCTGACCTGATAATGGCCTGGAATGGTTTCATTCAGGGCGAAAAATGGAAAAAATTTCCTGACTATGACACCCAGCCCAAAATCTACGGGGTGGATCGGGCGGCGCTGTTCGGATTCGACCCGCAGGAAGCGGCCATTGACGGGGTGGAAATCGAAAACGGCCAGGTGAAAATGGTCATTGAAGAACACGGCAGCAGGAAGCAATTGTTATTCCCCATCAAGAAAAAGACCAAGGAGGTGGAGTGATGGCCGCTGAAATCAAAACCCGCTTTCTGTCAGCGGTGCAGGTAAAAAAATATCTCAATGTCTCAGAATCCGGCCTTAGACATTACATCGCCGCCGGGCTGCCGGTGACCAGACTACCCGGCAAGGGCCGCGCCCGCTACTTCGACATTGAATTGATTGACAAGTTTATGGCCAGGCTGACCAAAAAACAACGGGGGTAAAAATGTCCGACAAAAAACGAACCCAGGAAGCAATGAAAAAAGACCTGTTCGACATGCCGCAGCAGGTGCTTACGGCCATGCTGGATGAACTGGTAAAAAAGACCAGCACACAGGACATGTGGAAACTGATTTGCCAGTTAATCAGCACCAAAAAACAACGAAAAATCCTATTCGCCACTGAAGACATCACCCCGGCCGCCGCCGACATCATGCAGGCGCTCATGGTCAAAACAGCCCTGGGCCTGTTGGAATACAACAACCTGGATTTTGAACTGTATCAGGCTGAAATTGCCCGCAGCGACATGGAGAAACTGACACCTGACGAACTGCAGGACATTATGAAATTAATCAAAGGCACATTCCAGCAGGAAGGACACGCATGAAAAAAAATACGATTGAACAGGACACCGGCGAAACCATGCGCGACATTGCCCGGTTTATCGAATCGGTGGCGCCCGGCTATGGTTTTTCGGTGCTGGTGTTTCCCCATGGCCAGGAAACACGGGCAGCGCATTATATAAGCAATTGCCACAGAGAGGATATGATAAAGGTGTTACGGGAAAAAGCGGATATCCTGGAAAACCGTTTGGAAATCGCCACTATCCCAGGCACCGCCATCACCTGATTTCCATTGCCCCGGTATCTGCCAAAACGGAATATCATTTGATCGAATCTGCCGGGGTGTGAGGGGTGGCACGGGTCACCCCTCTTTTTTTGTGCACCCGGCCCGCATCTTGGCGGCCAGGTTTTCGGCCCGGCCGGGTGTCTGGGCGGCCCAGGCACTGTCAAGCATTTCGGTGGCGGCCTGGTCATACATGCCCGCGCCCACCAGGCGCAGGGTTTTTTTAAACTGGTAGAGGCCGTCAAGGCCCATTTGATAACCCATTTCCACCAGCACGTCTTTGCGCAGGCGCGCCAGGCCGTCAAACCAATCAAACGAGTATTGCAATTCGCCCTCAATAGCGGCCAGCCTGGCCTGCATCAACAACAACCCCTCGGCAGGTGTCATGCCTGCAGCCAGGTTGTAACCATAGCCAATGGTGGGGTGGCCTGCCGGGCAGGTGTACACGGCCGGGGAAAACCCCTCATGGTCAGCAATGCTTTGTTGCAGCGGTGTTTTTTTCATTCCGTGTTTTCCGTGTCTTCTGGTGTCAGGGTTTCGGTTGATTGATCGCCGGTCAGATGAATGACCGGCGCGGTGGTGCTGATGTCACCGCCCTGGTTAAAACTGCCAGCATTGCCGCTATCCTGGTTGATAATGGCGCCATTATCCAGGGTGTAGGTGGTGGTGCTGCCCAGGCCATCGACAATCTTACCCAGGCCCCAGGCGCCCAGGCCCCAGGCCAGGCCAGACTGTATCACCGGGCTGGCGGCACGGATATAATCGGGGCCGCTGGGTGGTGGTTTGATTTCCGGCAGGGCAGCGGGCCGGGCCGGTGCTGGGGGTGGCTGCATCAATTGCGTAAAAAGGAAGGCCACCGCCAGGTCATCACTGGCGGCGGGTGTCTGGGCGGCCCTGGTCATGGCGTCGGTGTAGCTGGCCATTACCGCCAGGTTATAGGCCTGTTCGGCGGCAGCCTGGCGCGACTGCTGCTGCTGCTGCAGGACCAGCTGGTCTTTGATGGCGGCGTAATAGCCGCTGTGGTCGGCACAACCCGCCAGGATAACCAGGGCGGGCAGGGTTTTGATTATCGTCATGGGCCGCGCTCGTTCATTGCCTGCATGGTTTTTTCCAGTTCTTCGATTTGTTGTTGCTGCTGCAGGTGCTGCCACTGCAATTCCAGTTTGTAATCGCTCAAAATCTGCTGATCTGCGGCCCGCAGGGTGTAAAATTTTGCCGAAAATTGCGCCAGTTTGACCCACCCCAGGCTGGTGGCGGCGACGATAAACACGGCGGTCACCGTCAGCACGGCCCCGGCCAGTTTTAAAATGGTGCTGTTGCGTTGCTGCACCGCTTCCAGTTGCCGGGTGGCCAGGCCCAGAGAGTCTTTGGCATCCTCCAACAGCTGCAAGCGGTAGGCGTTGACAATCTGGTCGGTCTGGCCGCTATCGAACATGGCCAGAGTTTTGTCAATTGTGCGCCGCCTGGGGGTGCGGCTGCCGCCGTCAATGTCGGGTTTTTTGCTGCTGGTCATTTATCCAATCCAGGACAGCGGCCACCAGCCACCTGGGCGGCCCTCAGTTATCCGGGTCACTGTCGACAATGCCCAGGTCATCACGGATGCATTGTGTCAGCGCCTCGGCGGCCATGTCGGCGCGGGTGCCTTCGTCGAAGGTGGATTCTACCTTATTCAAAATCAGGTCCACAACTTCTTTGAAATCGGCCTGGGCCATGAATCCGGCCAGGGTTTTCAGGGCCGTTTCAAAGGCCAATTTGGCAATGGCGTGTAATACCGGGTTACTGAGATTCATAGCTCACCTATGGCCAGTTTGGATCGGTGTTTGGTTCAAAATCCTTTAATTCCTGCAGCGTCCTGGCACTGTCATTGAGCCAATCATCCCAGACCTGGGTTTCCTCTTCGATGGCCGCCACCACGGCGTTATCAGCGTCCATATCGTCAAGATAGGTAATATCCTCGGCGCTGGCGGTGCCCTTGGTTTCCCGGCGCAAGGCGCTGGCGTAGGCGGTCAATTTTGCCAGGTTCTGGTGGTGATCGTTGGTTTTATTGGCCTTCCTGATTTCTTTTTCACTGGCCTTATACAGGCCATCCAGTTTTTGCTGTAGTGTGCGGTCAAATTTTTCTGTGTCGGTTTCCCAGGGGTCTGTTTCGCCACCACCGGCCACATAATCCTGGTATTCCTGCCAGTCCTTGTTGCCGGGTGCCTCGGGGATATGGGCGCCGTCTGCGTATCGCAGCACCCCGGATATTTCCAAAAATTTATAATCTGCCATGCCTGCCCCTTATAGTTCAGCGTCCGCTGTATAGCTGATAAAATCAGTTGTTGAGGTTGTGTTACCTACATCCAAATATGCCAGAAAGTGCGTTTCTGCAATAGTCGATATATTGGCGGTAATATCACCTGTAAATAAACCTGATACAGAGGGGGCTGCCCGCATTGCTACAGGAAACATAACATTTGCCCTGCGCAAGTTGCTGGATGTCCCGTTTACAAAAGTGTAAACCCTGGACGACGAAGAAACGTAGTACCGTTGACACAGGGCCAGCTCCTCCGCATAAGTGCGATATTTAAAGGGGGTGGCCTGGCTGCCCACCTCCATTTGTATATTAGTCAGCAGTATTTGATTATTGGCGGCCACGCACCAGTTAACAGCGTCACTGGTGGTGTATTTCAATTCTTCTGTCCAGCCACCGCTGCTGCCGGTGGCCTGGATATCCGGCCCACCAACCCCGCCGATATACAGCATTAACCCCTGTTCGTTTAAATCTTCGGTGTAGGCCACCCCCAGGGCGGGCACGGTCACGCTGTAACGCTGAAAAACATTGGCCGTGGTCACGGTGATGGTAAAGGGGCAGGTATAAAAGGTACTGTTTGCCGCCGCACAAACCACCACACTGTACACCCCGGTGGTGTTGGCGTTAAAGTCAAAACTCAGCGCGCAGGGGCTGTGTTGCAACGGCAATATGTCGCCCACTTCCATGCGATAAATATAGGGAAGTACATACTCATTGGTAGTAAACCCGGCCACAGCAGCCACATTACGCATCAATAAATAATGTTTGTCACCGGTGCCGGTCAGGCGGCTGGACCTGGCCACACTGGCCCCGGTCTTATTAACGGCAGAAAAGGCACGGTCCGCGCTGTAGGCATAATTTGTTGTTGTCTCCACCCCGTGCCCCGTGCGCTGATTAACCCGGAAATCACCATTGATTATCAGATTTCGGTTTCCCCCCAGGGTGCTGGCCACGGCATCGGGAAACACCCGCAAGTCAGATAGGTAACTGATAACCCCGCCCTCAACCGGCGCCATATAGAGCGGCACGGCCCCGCTCGGCGGCAAGTCGGTTGATGATTGAATCACCCCGGTGGCATCGGTATAAATCCAGGTGTCCAGGCCATCGGCACAGGTAACAGTGTCACCGGTCACCACAATTTCGCCGCCGTCAATGACCACCACCCCGTCACCCACAGTCACATCCTGGTTGCTGGTCGTTGCCGGGCAGCCACTCACCACCCGGCTGGCCCCCAGACCCACCATATCCTCAAAAACGGAAATGAGTTGCCAGTTGCGGTTAAGCGGCACATCCCAATCCATGCGCCCTTTTTCAGGTACACGGATCCTGTTTTGCCCTATATATTCCATAGAATTTTCCTATCCATTAACTGGAAAATGTCAGCGTCCAGGTGATCGTCATACTATCACTGGCGCCCTTGTCCTTGGCGTTAAATACGGACCTGCACAGCATGACGCCACTGCTGCCCGCATTAAATATGCCCGCCTCGGTGATTACCCCGGTGCCGGTGCCCGGCGGGAAATCCCCCACATAGACCACCTGGTTAAGATTGGGGGCACTGCCCTGGGCCGGGGTCACGGCCACCCGCGCAATCTCCACCCCCAGGGCGGTATCGGAATAATCGGCGGCGGTGGTGCTGGTGCCCAGGGCCATGTGGCTCATCTGGCCGTCACTTTTACCGCTCATCTGGTCGGCTATATGATTACGGCCGGTGGCCACCACCAAGTTGGTCACCAGGTCGCATTGCACCCGGCCCGCCCTGTCTGTAATCACTATACGCAGTTCGCCATTTACCCGCAGGCGGTCAGCCTGGTGGGTGCCCTGGTGCACGCTGATGGTTTCATTTATCTGCTGCTGGTCCTGCATTATCGTTTACCTCCCGTATGGGGTTTTGCCATAGCCCTCAGAACCATACCCGGCGCTGATTATCAGGGTGTCTGTCAAATCAATATCACTGGCCAGGCTGTTGTCACTGGCCACGGCCAGGTCATCCTGCAGCCCCACCAGTTCCTCATAAATACCGCGCCAGGGGAACATCCCGCCATAGCCGCCGATACCATAGCCACAGCCGCCATAGCCACAATCAATGTAAAATATCGGGTTATCCAGTACGCCGATACCGTCAGCCAGCACCACCTGGGTGTGGATGTCCAGTTCTTCGGCCGTGGTCACGGTTTCGGCAAAATCCAACACAATGAACCATACAATACTGGTATCATCGGCCAGGTACAGGGTTTCGTCAAAATTCCAGCTTGCCGCCACCTGTTCAAAAATGTACACGGTTTCGTTTTGCGCCACATCCAGGCCCATGGCAATACTGGCGCTGTCCTGCACCGATACAATCCACCCGGCCGTCACCTCCCACAGCTTGTACTTGAGGGTGCGGGTGGTGATCTCAAACAGGTTGATCTGCCGATTTTTGGCGCTGGCAAAAACCCGGCTGGCGGCAATGACATCACCGCGCATGGCCCGAAATCCGCTAAAATCGCTGGAAATACTGATATTATCTTCTTTTTCAAGCTGAAACAGCGGCAGATATCCGGCCCAGGTCACCAGGGTGGCCGGGTAACCCCGGTTTTCTGCGTAGAAATCGGCCACCGCCTGGGCCATGGTGCTGGATTCAATCAGTTCGAAATCCATCACCCCGGCATATTCCCCCACCGCAGCAATGCTCTCGGTGTTACGGCTGGTGGCTATGGCCCGCCAGGGGGCATCACCCCCGGCCTGGTCCATGCTGTAACGTACTGTCAGGCTGTTTATCAGGTCGGTTACCGGGGTGCGTTCCACGGCCACGCTTTTCAATTGCATATCGCTGGCCGCATAACTTGCCACCAACTGGTCATCGGCCATCTTTTGCCGCCGTTTCAACCGGCACACCCCACCACCCCAGGCCAGGCGGCTGTGCACGGTGTAGAGTATTTTTTTCAGGGCGTCACCTATGCTTTGCCCGGCAGCCAGGGCACCGTCAATGCGGTAGCCGCTGGCGCTGTAGGCTGACCTGGCGGCGCTGAAGCTAGCGCTGTCAATGTAGGCGCCCAGGCGCGCCCGGTTGAGCAAATCACTGATGACATCGGCCGGGTTATACACATTGCGGTACACATCGGCGGTCACGGTATCAGATACCAGTGTATCCATGGCCCGGTACTCGTAAACAATGCGACAATGGCGAATCAGCACCGCCTCATTATCGTTTGAGCCACTGTAATACAGGCCCAGCCCGCCGCCCTGCAACCGGTCGAAATCGCCGCCTACAGCGCCTGTCAGGTCGAATCGTTCTGTTATCGGGGTGGTGGTCTTGCTTGTATCGGTGACGTATACCGGCTGGTTATTTTCGGTATAGGCCACCACATCGTCAATTTTCGCCAGGCTGCCGGTGTCGTTCACCACCACACTGGTATCAAGCTGTGTAGTCACGGCCGGTTGTTCCGGGCTGGTCTGGTCAATTTCGGCCTGGCTGTAATTATCGGTGCAGGTAATGGGGCCGGAAATTGTAAAGCCGCCGTTGAGTGTACCGGTTTCCAGGCCCTCGATAGTCATGTTGGTGTTACAGCCCCAGGCCAGTTCACCCGTAAAGGTTTCGTTGTTTTCCAGGGTTTTCACAGTGGAAACACCGCCGAACGTCCCTTTTTTAATCCGCACCCTGGCGCCGTTGGAAACAACAGACAGGCTGACGGTGGATGATAACCAGGTACGGCCATCCACCCCGTTTAAACAGGTGCCGGGAAAATAAATACGGGTGGTGAAATCGTGGCTATAGGTCGAGTAAAATTTTGGAAATTCGTAACCGAACGTGTCCTCAGTGGCAATATTGCTCACTGTTTCTTTCTGGGCGTCGGAATAAGTATGCGGGTGGGCATCCTGACTGCTACTCACCTCCGGGTCATCGGCCGGGTGGGCATGGGTGTCACGGCCGGTCTGGTGGCCGTGGCCGTGATCAATATCCACCTCGGCTAAAATGTTTATATCGTCGGCCGGGTCTGGTTTTGATAACACCCCCAGACTTTGGCCGCCAAACCACACCGTTATCTGGTCCCCCTGGTCCAAAAGGCCGGTGGCAAAATGTTCAATCTCGACAAAGGCCCTGACGATTTCCCTGTCATGGGGTATGGCGCCAGCCCGATAAATAACCAGGTTGCGGTAGAGTTCGGAAATCAGGGCGGTCTGGCCCTTTTCCACAGTTTCGTAGGCCTGGGCAGGCCGCAGGGCGGTGGTGCCGCTGGCCACCGAATCAAAGGTTAACTCGTCGGTGGATATTGACCGGCTTAACACCTCAACCGTGGGCAATTCGGTAAAAATCACCTGGGGCGGCGTGCTGGCCGGATAGGTGGTGTAGGTGCTGCTGTCCGGGGTGTAGCCGCCCACCTTGACGTTACTTATGGATGTGATTGGCCGGGCAGCCAGAGCAAACACATGGCTACCCAGCCGCTCCAGGATTTCCGCACCGCTGGGGTGGGCCTGGGCCTCGGAATAATAGCCACGGGTTGACACCATAAAGGTGTTGTCGACGCGGGCGCTGTAACGTATGCGCTCGGTGGCTATCATGATTTCGCCAGACTTGGGAAAATCGCTTAAATCCTCCCAGCAGGTAATCATTGTTGAATTGGCCTCAATGCTGCCCATCAGGGTGGCGCGGGCCATATCGTTAAGGCGCACACCGGGCACATTGCGGGCGTTGCCGTAGATTTCGGGCAGCCCTTTACCGATATTTTCAAGCGGCGCTGACGGCCAGGTGGTGGCATCGATAGTGCGGCCGGTGACAAACCGGGAAGACAGCACCAGGGAAACCAGGTCAAAGGAAATCAACCGGCTTTTTTCGTCGTACTGTATCGGGTCTTGAATGACGAATATATCAATCAGGGCCTTGTCGGATTCGGGCAGGCCCTCGAACCACTGGTACAGGTAACAGCGCACATTTTCCGGCGTTTCCTTGTTGAAATAGGATGAAAACCCGCCGGGTATTTCCGGGGTGCTGCCGTTCCACAGTGTCAGGGTTAACTGGCGGGATTCGATGGATTCCCCTTTGACCACGGCGCCCACATCCACCACGTCGGCCAGGGTGCCCCAATTTTCCACCAGGGGTAAATATTCGTGGCTCAAACCATGGGCCGCGCACAGGGCCTGGTCACTGGCAAACACCGTGCCCAGGGTGGCAAAACGAAATTCCAGCAACTGGCGCGGGCGCCTGCCCTGGGCACCACATTGAGCGAGGAAAGCGGCGCTTAAATCACTACGCATTACCCCACCCGCTCAAGTGTCAGGCTGCCGCTGTAGGCGTCCGGGGTGATTTCCTCAAAGCGAAAACGGTCAGAGATAATCCGCACCGTATGGGTTTCGCCGGTTTCGTCCTCGTAATCAAAGGCCACGGCGGCGCCACCGGCTACGGCCTCGAACCAATAGCGCAACTGGTCATGGTCGGATTTGGGCATCATATAAAAATCCAGAATCCTGGTCTTGACCATTGGCCCCAGGTTTTCCACCTGCAGGGTCATGGCGGCGGTACGGTCGACCACCTGCACCGGTTCAATGGGCTGCACCGTGGGCCGGGTGGCCATGCGTTCAAAATCCAGTGTCTGGCTGCCGTAAGTAAATTTCATCTGGCCGCCGCCCGCAGGGATTCGTTGCTGATGGCCAGGGCATCGGAGCGGCTTATTTTCTGGTTGAAAATATTGGTCACTGACTTGGTTTCGCTGGTGCTGCTGCTGTCGCCAAAACCGGCAGGCGACAAGGCACCATAGCCCATGGCCGCATCAAAAACTGATCCACCGCCCTCGGCCCGGTTATCGGCAATCGGCCCGGTCTGGGTGATGCCCGCCTGCAAATCTTTTACAATCTGCGGGCCTTTGGTAAAAATCAGATACCAGCCATCAAGGGCCTTGTTGATCATTTTAATGACCGGCGGCGCCGACATCTCAACAATTTTGATAAACTTTTTAAAGGCCGGTCCCATGGCCTTTATGGTTTCTTTCAACTTTTCAAACGTCGGCCCGGCGGCCTTAAAAGCATCATAGATCTTATCCCCCCAGCCCGCAATTTCTTCCTGGTTGTCAACAATCCACTGGCCCAGGTCGTCTATTTTGTCGGTCAGGTCATCCAACAACCCGGTGTTCTCTGAAATATTGGACCAGACCTGACCAAAGGCATTGAGTACCCGTTGCATTGACTGCCCGGCGGTGTCCGGCAGTTCCTGAAAACTGGCGTCAAAATCATAACCCATTTTCAGCAGGGCGGCGGCCACGGCCTCGCTTGTCAATTTACCCTCGGCGCCCAGCTGTTTCAAATCACCGCTGGCCTTGCCGAAATAGGCGGCTATGGCCTCGGCGGCGGCCGGTGCCGCTTCCTTGACGGCGCGCAGTTCTTCGCCCATCAGTTCGCCGCTGGCCAGGGCCTGGCCCAGCTGCACCATAGCGCTGGCGGCCTCGGTGCCGCTGGTGCCGGTCATGAGCATGGATTTATTGAGGGCGTTCAACAAATCAATATTTTCTTCCGTGCTCAACCCGGTTTTACCGCTGGCCATTTGAAAACGGGTCAAGGCGGCGGCGTTGTCTTTAAAACTGGTGCCGGTTTCCTGGCTGATGGCAAACAGCTTTTCCTGGGCCTTTTCGGCCTCACCGGCGCTACCGGTCAGATACTGCAGGCGGGCGCCGATTAATTCGTAATCATCGGCCACCTTGACCAGGCCCACACCGGCGGCACCCACCCCCACCATGGCACCCAGGCCGGGCACACTGCTGGCGGCACGGCCCAGGCCGCCCAGGGTGGCGGTGGTCTTTTTCATAGCCTTTTCCAGCCCGGTGGTGGTGGCGGTAATGGCTATGGTCAATTTACCCAGCAGATTACTTGCCATGGTAGCCTTGTGTTATCATGTTTTGGTATATACCCTCTATGGTGTATATTTTTACAATGTCTTCCAGGCTGCCCGTCAAGGCCAGCACTGTGGCCAGCATATCGCTGTAGGCAAAGCGGCCGTTCTGGTCCCTGGCGGCCCCCAGCAGTTCCCAGGCCCGCCAGGCGGTCAGATTGCCCGGCATCAGGATGGCGGCGCCGGGGCAGTCCCGGCAGTTATCAAGCTTTAACCGGCGGCACTTGCTGCAGGTGATGCGACCTGGCTTGAGGTGCCATCGTGCCCAGGCTGATAAATTTTTTTTTCCTCATCTTTTATCTGGTCCACCCGCGCCTGAAATTCCTCCATGACGGTTTCCATCAGGTGCGGGTGGGCCTCGAACACCAGGCCCTTTTCTTTCTTGGTGCACGGGTTGTCTATGGACCAGGCCACACAGGCCCGGATAAAGGTTTCACGCATGGCCAGGACCATATTTTCACGGGTGGCCAGTGCCACTTCAGTCAGGGCCGTGGTCCCTAATTCCTGCATGGTAAAGCTGTGGCCCTCGGCCTCTATTTCCACACTAATCTGGCGGGTACGAAGTTTCATGTATAGGTCACCTGGTACGAGTCTTCACCGTTGGTGGCCAGGGCCGTGTACGGCATGGTTAATTCCACCAGGGGTTCGGCTTCCTCGGGGGTGGGGATTTCAATCTCACAGCGGCCCATGTCGATTGTCAAAATGTACCCGGCAGTTTCCCCGCAGGTCAGGCGCAGGGGCACCGGTTCCCCACTGATTCCCCCTTGAAAAAGGGGCGCGTCATCCCGGCGAAACACAATTTTTAATTCCCCGCTGACTTCCCTTTGGGTTTCAGCGTAGGCCACGGGGTAGCCGCTGGGGGTGCGTTCCCTGGTTAAATACTCGGGTTCATCCTTGACCGACCAGGTAAAATCGGTGATGGCCTTGTCTGTTGTCCCCACCCGCACCACGGCGGTGCGGGTTTCCAGGGGCAGCCCAGCCAAAACTGTACCCGGATTAAAAGGACAGACAAAACCACCCGCGCTGGCCCCGTTAACCAGGCCGGTGGAAATGGTCAGGGTTTCGGCGCTGTAATCCACACCGCTGATGGTATAGCCCGCCCCGGCGTTATCATCGACCACGGCGCCGCTGGCATCGGTCAGGCTGACCAGGCCGCCAACATTGAATTTTTCAGCGGTGGTCACGGTCAGGGTAGTGGCGGCGGCGGCAGCGTCGGCGGTCAGTTCGTCGGTGCCGACAATGCCCATGTGCATAAATCCCCCGCCCCAGGTCCAGGTTAAGGAACACTCAGCCAGGCTTAGATCGCAGGTGCCCACCGTGGCCCCGGCGCAAAACATCATGGTGTGATCGACCAAAAACCACAAAGAGAAGGAAGGTTTTTTCAGGGCCGGGTCATAGGCCACGCTGGTGCTGGCGGTAACGGTTTCGGTGCCCGCCAGGCTTTTTAACAACATGGCCTCGGCAGGCGCCACCCCGGCACCGGCCGGGCGGCAATAAGTGGAAAACCCCCAATCACCGGCGGGCCATTGGCCCTGGCAGCGGTTGAGTACGTCACGGGTTTGGGCGCGCTCTTTGCTGTTGCTGTATTCCGGCACCTGATTGGGGTAGCTGATGTCAAATGCGGCCACCACATCGGCCGCCGCAGGATAGGCCAGGATGCCGGGGGTGGTTTCGGCCACGCACCACACCGTAATGTTTCGGTCATTGGCAATGTCGTTTAGTATCGCTGTCATAATATCAGATTGGGGATTCCTTTTTGTGTCAGGTAACGGACAGCGAAAACCATGGTGCACAGGCCCACCATGTTTTCAGCCTCGGCGTTTGTTTCCATTTCTGTGGTCACCAGGTCGATACAGCGCAGCGTTACCAGGTCGGGCAGGCCGACAAAAATCACCTGTTCCACTATCTCGGCCAGGCGGTCAAGGGTGTTATCAATGCCGGTTTCGGCCTTGGCGTAAATCTGCACCGTGGCTTCCAGGCGCCGGTGCTGCAGGGCCTGCTTGGCGCCTTTTTCGTCGTCTATTTCCTCGTTGCGGGTGAACACGGCCACCCCTGGTAGGGCCAGGTCATAGGCCGGGAAAACCGGGCCATTGACCACCCGGCCGGTAAAATCCGGGTGGTTGTCCAGGGCCGTCACCATGGCGCTGCGGATAAATTCGCGGGCGTGCATATCAGGCCCGCTTATCCAGGATTAACCTGGCCATATCGATATTTTCCTTGGGCCGCACCGTGCGCACCACATAGCTTACGCCGTCGATAATCACCGGCTTTCCATGCAAATCACCCAGCCCGGCCACATCAGCCAGCCGCACATACATATAGGGCGCGGTGGCCTCAAAACCAAAACCCAGGTCAACGTCACCGGTGATGGCATCAAGTGACGGCACGGCGTTAATAACCGTGCCGTCTATGGTAACCGGCACGGCCAGTTCCTGGGTGCACAGCCAGGGCGGTTCACCGGCCGCAATAACCGGGTATTTCATCAGGTGGCCAGAGTAGCGGCGTCGGGTGTCAGCAGCACGGCCACGGTGGTCTGGGTGGCCTCGGCCCCGGTTTCCACCACCTTACCAGCGTTATTGATGTCACCGGCCAGACCGGCGCCAATGGCCACCCCGTCAGTGGCGTTAAAGCTGACGATATCGCCCGGCGCCGGATCGGCACCGCCACTTTTCAGCGGCAGCAACCAGACACCCTTAATGCCACATGATACGGTTTCGCCGCTGGCGCCATCAACCAGGGGCACCCCCACCATGGTGCCGATAATGATAGGGGTGCCGCCGGTGGCATCGGCGGCCAGGGTAACATCAATATAGCGGCCTTCCTGCAGGTAATTTGCAGCCATTTTTTTTTACCTCATTTTAATTGTTATTATGCCCCGGCGTTATAGACGGCGCCCCGGTAATCCACCCACCCGGCGCCCACATCAATGCGCACCTTGTAGGCAATGACATCACGGTTAAACTCGTTTTCGCGCTCGGTGTAGGGCCGGTCATTGCCGTTTAAAAAGGCCACCTCGATGGTATCAAAGGCCTTGGTGGCCAGGACATACCAGGCGGCGGTGCTGACGGCATCCAGGCGCGGGTCGGACACCACCTGACACATCCCCTGGATAATAGAGGGCGTCATATAGGCGGCGGCAGCATCAAGGCTAAACTCGGCGGTCATCAGCCGCTGGGCGGCAGCCCGCAGGGTGGTGGGCACTACCAGAAAACCGGGTTGTATGTTGAGTACAGCACCGCTTGCTTTCTGCTTGGCGGTGGTGGCACCGGCCAGAAGGCCCTTTTGATTCTGCATTTTAATCCGGGATTCATCCAGGGTGGTTTCACTCATGGCCCCGGCGGTGCCAATATTATTGTGATCGGCATGGAACACGGTTTTACCATCTTCCAGTAACACCTGGTTGCCGGTCAATACCGCGTAGGCCAGATTACCCACCGTGCGCTTGGCGGCCACCCCCATGCCTCGGGGGATTTTGTTCAGCATGCCGATATCATCATTGATAATGGCCTCGCGGGTGATATAAAAGAGTTTTCCCTTTGTTTTCACCCCGATTTCCTCGTGTTTGTCCTTGTAGGTGCCCTCAGTGTATTCGCCGCCTTCGCTCACGTCGTCAAGGTCGGAAAACTCTGAAAGGGTAATCAGGTTGGTCTTTTTGAAATCGCTGACACTGCCCTTGGT